GTACAGTCATAAATGGTGCAAAGTAATATATGAATCAGAATGCTGATAAGTTAGCAGATGCTCTTATCGAGTAGCAATGAAATGATCCATATCATGGATTTGCTATGGGAAGCTATTAGGCATTTATTCGTTCTATCAGTAAGTTACCTCCTGTAGAACGAGTGGCGTTCTCTAGGTTGATAGCTCCTGATATTTTGGGTAAATAAGTTAATAGTTTTTATAATAGCCTGTGTTAAGCTAACAGATTATCTTTTCTTGTCGAATATATGTTTAGTCGTCTGACATACATTACTAATGCTGCTTTAATTGGGACGTTTGATAGTTGTACGTTATTACGTAATATGTTAAATTGTGGTCTTGGAATTTGCCTATTACAGCACGACCTTTTCTATAATGCTTCAGGGGATTGGGAAAAATGTGTTGGCTAAATAAGTGATAGAATTGGAGATCAACGTATGAAGTTGTGAAAACAATTAGAAATGTTGCGATTTAAGAAAAATGGTTTTGAATAGTTTTTGGCCTTAACTAAATTAAATTTATTTAGACATTCTCATATTGATATATTGGATCACCCAGTTATAATAGACATGATTTTGTTTTTCTTACATTCACATGGATCACACATAGCTGTAAGATTGTAGGAGTTATTATATTATCAAGTTGATATAGATCACAAGGATATTTGTGAATATATTGAAGATGCAATTTTAGAAGGTCTTGTTGGCAAACAGTCTATTACATGGGATATTGCTATGGCTAAGTACAATTTTAATGATGACTCTTAAGTATATGCCTAGTTAAAGAAGAAATGTGGTTCAAATCATGCTAAGAGTGGTCTTATGTTAGACAGATTTATATAGAGTTGGAAATACAATGGTGCTTGAATGTTTAATTGGTATGTTCCAATCGATAATTATGGTGTTACTCGGGAGTACGCGTATTTAAGTTTTTGGCTAGCAAAATAACACCTTAAAAGCCAAATTGGAAAGGAATTTTCTCAATTGATTATGATGGTCTATGCTCTAAAGGGACATGAACACTTGGATAGCTATTTGAAAGTATAGTCTTCATCGTTGTTATGCCTTAATTTAGCTGATCTGCACACGGCATTCGGATTCACAATTGCTCTTAAAGGCAATGCTTTTATTGAAAAGAATCTTTTACCATGGATTGAACCAAAAGATGTGGGTTAGGTTGAAGATTTTTGAGATGGCAAGTCATTCTGATATTGGTTTAATTAAGAGCTATCAACAATATTGTCTTAGCTATGGCCTATGTCTCACAGGATATTTAGCCATGACGAATTGCGTCTGGCATTCAAATCAAATTTGTTGAGTGATGGAAGTGTTAAATTAGCTTAAAAATAGCATGACAGCAAAAAACAATATTATTTAAATCAGGACTTGGATTAGGTATATTCAAGGTGCTTTGCGTGAAGATTGCTTAATAGAAGACCGCGTTATGAATGTTATGCTGCTTAAAAATTGGAAGCTGTTAAAGTATGATAGTTTGTCAATGTTAATAATGAGAGCTATGAAGATATGACTTTTATCTATTCACTATTTGATTTTATAGACAAATCGCAGATTAGTGCTTTACATCCTGGTATAGGTATTGTTTCGCTTATGACGAAGAAGAGATGATTTGAATAAATATATTGTCGAAGTAATAATTTGTCGCATTGTTAATTACCTTTGGACATTGCAAAGTTTGATAACAATGTGTAATTATGGATGATGAGTGATATTTGTTGATAATTGAGCCTAATATTTGGTGATTTTTCAGATTTTCTGTTATATGTTGCTGATTAAATAGACCAGAATACTTTTCTTAATTACACTCAATCTAAATGGATTCAATAAGTATAATGTGGACTAATGTCTGGATTTAAGACTACTTCTATTTTTGGGTCCTTGATAAATCTATGTATATGTAAATCAATACTATCCAAATTAAATTATAAGGCAGAATTTTTAGCTGTTTTAGGCGATGATATTGATATAGGTTTTGGAATCAGTATCAATCCAGCGAACATATATAAA